ATAATTCGCTGTTTGCGATAACTTCTGCGTGATTGCCCAAATAGTGCAAATAAAAATACTATTGCAAGTAATGCAAAACGATAAAGTCTGCGAATATAAAAATATCCGCCTATCAGAATTATCAATATGATTACAATGTCTCTCACCATAAGTTTATCGTTTTACATCGCAAAAATACATTTTTTTTGTCTTTCTCCAACATTATTATATAATATATCTTTGCCCTCAAACAATTTTTGACAATCATGGCAAAGACAAAATACAATCTCCATCTTAAAGGCTACGTCGGTGGTTGGGACTTCGATTCTGACTACGTCGATTTCGTCCTTAACAAGAACACCGACAAGGAGGTTGCTGTTCTCATCGACTCACTCGGCGGACAGCTCAACACCGCTCTCTCTATATCATCTGCATTCAGGCGACACGGCAATGTTCACGTCCACTTTGTGGGCATGAACGCCAGTGCCGCCACCATCGCGTCAATGGGTGCCAAGCGTATCACCATGGATCACTCGGCTATGTATCTCGTACACCAGTGCTCACAGTCGTTCTTCGAGTGGGGCAGCTTGAACGCTACGGATATGCAGAATCTCATCGACAATCTGGAAAAGCAGAAGTCTGACCTTGACAAGCTGGATGCCAACGTCGCAGAGATGTATGCCGGACGATGCAAGAAGAAATCTGCCGACTTGCTGGAACTCATGAAAATGGGTGGATGGCTGACGGCACAGGAGGCACTGGCTTGGGGCTTCGTTGATGAACTCACGGAGTTTGATGATGAGTCGGCTCCAGTTCTTACGGAGGCTATTGCTGCGGACTTTACAGCTCACGGCATACCGCTTCCTAAGATGCTGACCGACACGAAGTCGGAAGACATCACGGCGTTCAGACGATTCCTGCAGGCTTGTGCCTCTGTTTTCCACTCGCAAGAGAAACCAAATAAAATTGTTCCAACCATATCTTCTGAAGAAAAAATGAAAAAGACCTATTCTAACATTTGCAAGACTCTCGCTTGCGACTCGCTGGAAGCTAACGACGACAAGGTTACGCTTACCACGGCACAGCTCGAATCTATAGAGGCGGACATCACAGCGAAGTACAAGGAAATCACCAATCTCTCTGCTAACGTTGACCGTCTGACTAAGGCTAATAGCGATTTGGAGGAGAAACTGAAAAAGCTCCCTGCTGACACTACAAACACGGTTGTTGATGACAAGAAGGACGGTGGCACCAACACCGAAAAGTCTGACATCGAGAAGTTCTACGACACCACCAACTCGGCTCAGGCTCTCTTTGACTCATTACCATAAGCCTCATAATTCAAAATTGATTAACTCCAAATCGGCATCGCCGATAATTCAAAACTCAAAACTCAAAACTCCAAATTCAAAACTCCATATCATGGCAGGAAAACTACAATTTACCCTACAAGAATACAAGGATGCTGCTCGAAAGTGGCGTTCAGACTTCCTTCGTCTGCCGATTATCGGCTGCGACGAGACTCTTAAGTTTATGACCGGTCGCCCTGGCATCCGCTACAAGGAGAGTGTGGGCACGCTCAACGCTTCGGCACAGTTCGCTCCTTACTCGCCAACTCGCTCGGAGGACGTGAACTTGCAGTTGGACTTCCGAACTCTTGAAACGTTCTTCGGTTCGGTGGTCGCTAAGTTCGAGCCTAACTCGGCTATCTCTACGCTCCTCGGCACTGGTGCCACTAAGGGCGACGGACAGAAGTCTGTGCCTACGGCCCGCGAGGTGCTTGGACTTATCGCCAAGTCGCTCTCCGAAAAGCTCAATGATGCTATCTGGAGCGGTGTGCGCAACGCAAGCGGTACTACCACCCAGGATCTTTTCGATGGTTTTGACACCATCACAAAGAAGGAGGTTACTTCTGGTGCTCTCGCTAAGGAGAACGGCAATTACCTCAAACTGACGGATGCCATCACCTCTGCCAACGCCGTTGACGTGGCTAAGGAAATTCTATTCTCGCTCGATCCTCGTCTTCGCTCGCAGACTCTCTTCATGTACTGCTCGCAGGACTTCGTGGATAAGTATAACGAGGGTTATCTGCTCACACACAGCGGTATTCCATACAACACGCAATACAATCAGCCTACTGTCGAGGGTTCTAACGGCAAACTCATCTTCTGTCCGCTCGCTAACAAGACGGACTCGAAGTATATCCATATCTCGCCAAAAATCAATATGCTTTATGGATATGACCAGATGGGCGACGTGGAATCGGTTGACGTTGAGCGTTTCGATGCGTTCCTTCTCTCGTACATCGCCACCATGTTCTTCGGTGTACAGTTCGAGTCTATCGACAAGCGACGCCTGAAGGTCGTTGAACTGGCTGGCTTATAGTCTAACTCTTAACAATAGTAATTATGGCAGCATCTAATACAGACGTACAAAAATCTCTTGCATGGGCGATGGGCACACCGGAACTTCCTGGTGTGCGTCGCCGTGTTTATTATACATCCAAGAATGATATTCTTGTTTGGCCTAAACTTCCTCATAACGAGGTCGGACGTGTCACTTCTTCTGTCTATGACGGCTCCTTCACGTTGAAGGAAAACGCTGTATGGAAATACATCGACATCCTTCCTGAGAAGTCGCAGCTCACAAGTGAGGCACAGGGTGAACTGCCGTCACAGACGCAGCTCAACAAACTCGTGGCGGTTCATCCGTCGGTAAGCGAGGCGGCATCGGCTGCAGCTGCTTACCTCAATAACAACGATAACGTATTCATCGTCGAGGACATGAAGGGCAAGCACCGTGTCGTGGGTTGTGACAAGTGGACTACCAAGACCACAGTCACGCAGGATCTCGGTCAGGGTGCCACTGGCACCACCGGCACCACTATCAACGTGGAGGCATCGGACGAGTGTCCAGCTCCGTTCTATACTGGCACCATCACCACTGAGGACGGCGACATTGATTGCGCAGCGTAACGGCGAGTAAAGTTATAATCATAGTTGACCATGGACAAGCGGACTCCGATAGACATGCAGGAATTCTTGAATGACATTTCCGTGCCGGACTTATCGGGTCCGCTTGATCTGTTCTCAAAGGATGCTACGCATGAACAGAAGGACATATTCGCCATAGAGAAGCGTAAGGCGTGGGATAAGTCGGTTGAAGCGCGGTGCGACTTCACCCGGCGCGTCCGGCTTACTCGACGGGCGGACACGTTCTTCATCTCTCTATGGCAGAAGTCGCTGTATGGCAGAACGCTGACGGATATCAAGGGCGACGATAGTATGGTGGCGTTCTTCGCTGATAGCATCTCGCCACTTATACGTGACATCCTCGGTGAGGAGCTGAACACAGGGGCGTGGTGTATCGTCACCACTCCCAAACGTCGCCATCTCGTCAAGAACTTCGCTACTCGCATCAGCGAGCTGATAGCTGAGCAGCAGAACATTCCGTTCTACGAGGATGTTGCCTTCTGCCATTCAAAGCAGCGTATTGGGGCGGTATTCACCATGAACAATCTCCCCAAAGAGCCTAACTGCATCGTCTTCGACGACTTCGTTACTACTGGCTCTACGCTGAAGGCAATGCGCAATGTGCTTACCGAACATCACAAGAATTGTGTGTTCTTTACTGGTATCAATAATAAATTGTAATCATTATGAACAATCTGACTGACAAACTCCAGCAATGGCTCGACACTCCATCTGCTGAGCGTGACTGGAACGAGGGTGCCATCCTCCTTCTCCAACTCACCAACAACACCATAATGTATCGTAACCTCAGCATCAATCCTAAGGGCAAGGCTGAGTTCATCGAAGGCAAGTTACGTGCCTTCCTCAAAGCTCGCCGTGAGATCGAAGCCCACGACGAGGTGAACATCATGCAGGAGCAAGTGGATGCTATCGTGGCAAGTCGAACAGAGTTCAAGGAACACAACGAAGCGAAGGACTTCAAGGCTGGCAAGCGTGCGGATCACGACTCGCTGCCTGAGGATATCCAGGCGCTCTATGTCGAGAACCTTGATATCACTCACCGTATGCGTGAACTCCATTTGCGCCTCCGCTTGTTGTCGGACTCTACTAAGCAGGTGCTGGCTGCAGAACGCAAGCCGTTACTCGACGAGTTTATAAATCTCGATAAAAAGTTGCACGCAAATTGGGACACTTATGACCATTATGTGACAAAGGCAGAAAGTGCAGCAAATACCGAAACCAAAGAAAGCGAAGAGGAGCAGACTAAAGAAACAGAAATTAGTCCATCGCCAACGGACCAATTAGCTGAGCAGCCTGAGGATGCCACTCCTTCCAAGCCGAAGTCCAAGTCTAAATCCAAGAAGTAGTGAAGCGCAACATCAACATAGATGACATCCTAAAACCACTCTCGGAATGTCCACACCAGGCGTATCTCTCCAATGCTCTTCAGGTGGCGGACGTTTTGGAGTGGATTTTGGGACAAGTCGGCAAAGCGGAGATATGGCAAACTTCGTTCTCCATCTCTGAGGAGTTCCTGCGTAGGCTCTTCTTCATCGAGAAATCGGGCAACATTTCTGCCTTTAATCTTGTTCTCGACCATAAGGCTACGAACAAAACGCTAAAGCTATGGGCGTTCATCACGCAGACGATGAAGCGCACCTATCTCGCTGACAACCATTCCAAAATCCTTCTCGTGCAAGCGGAATCCGGTGAACTGATTAGTGTTGTTACCTCGCAGAACCTCACACGAGGTAACCGCCATGAGTCCACCTTCATCTCCACTTCGCCCGACATTTTCAATACTCTTCATGCGTCCGTCATGGATCTTATAAAGAACCATTCCGTTCCGCTAACCGACCTTTTCCAACAGCGCATCACTGCAGCCGGAGGAAATAACTCTTAATAGAATAACTCAAAATCGGCAAAGCCGACAATTCAAAATTCAACATTCAAAACTCAAAATTCGAGTATGGTATATTCAGAAGAAACTTTAACACAGATAGAGCAGTATGCTTCAATCTACCTCAAAATAAGTGACATGGCTGTAATTCTCGGTGTTCCACCAGAAAATTTACGCCGTGACATTGCTGACCGCACAACAGCCGTTTCGCAGCGTTACCACCGTGGCAAGGCTGCTTCACGTGTCAAGCTATTGCATCAGGAGATGCAGCTTGCCTACGTCGGCTCTCCACTCGCTCTTGAAAACACTCGTAACAATCTCCTCGATATGGAGGATGATGAATAGCTCACCAAAATAGCCCACAAACAGCCCTCACGCCCAAGGCTTAAAAAGGCTTAGAAAGGCTTAGTGAGGCTTATCCCATAACATTAACAATCATGTCTCAGCTCAGTATCATCGACATCGCCAAACAGGACCTATACACCTCCCGTTCCGAACTGGAGGCGAAATATCCTGTTCCCCAAATCGAACATCTACTTCGATTAAGGGATATGGTCACATGGTCTATCGCCAACCCTGACATGAAGGATCGTCAGTTTGTCGATGAGCTGCGCAGTCGCTATGGTCTGTCGCAAGTCACGGCGTATGCGGACTTGAAAATCGTCAAGGCACTGCTCCCGAACCTATCGGAGTGTACGCGCGACTTCCACCGTTGGCGGTATAACGAGATGATTATGGAGACGTATCAGATGGCGAAGAAGCGTAAGGACACGAAGACAATGGAGAAAGCGGCCACTTCTTATGCGAAGTTCAACCGCATCGACATCGAGGACGAGCAATCTGTGCCGTATCACATGATTGTCGTCCAACCGTTCTTCCCGACTACGGATCCGCGTGTTGTGGGCATCACGCCGGTTCCGAATATCGACGACCGCATCCGAAAGCTCACGCAGGAGCTTACCACTTCGCATCCGGACACGGAGAATATCGAATACGAACAAGCGGATCTTGTTCTTGATGACATCTTTAAGCCTGAAGACAATGACGAACAAAGTTGATACTTCCCTTTGGGACATCGAGGCGAAGCAACACTCTAAGCGTGTGTACTTCAACAAACCTCAGCTCCTGACGCAATACATCGGCGCGAAGACTACGGTCATCGTGGCTGGACGACGCACTGGCAAGACGGACTCCATTGCCTCGCCTTTCGTGCTGCGCAACATGCAGCGTATGCCAGGATCCACAGGTGGCATCGTCGTGCCTACGTTCAAGCATGGCTTGACGAACACGCTCCCCGGACTGCTTGCAGCATGGAAGCGTTGGGGTTATATCAATGGCGTGCATTATGTGGTAGGCAGAAAACCGCCGAAGTCGTTTTCTAAGCCTATCACCGAACCGGCTGACTATGAGCATGTCATCACGTTCTATAATGGCTCGGTGGCGATCATCATCAGTCAGGACCGCCCGGGCTCTTCCAACTCGCTCACGCTCTCGTGGTTGCTCATTGACGAGGCGAAGTTCATTGATTACAACAAACTGAAGGACGAGACTCTGCCTGCAAATGGTGGCATACGCTCGTACTTCGGGCACCATAGCTTTAACCATAGCATGATGGTGCTCTCGGATATGCCTCAGACTACAAAGGGTTCTTGGTTCTTGCACTATGAGGATAAGATGGACACGGAACTGATTGACACTATCAAAGGTACAATCTACAAGATTTGGCAGACGAAGGAGCGCATCGCACAGCTCAAAGAGCAGCGCAAGCCCATTCCTTCTTATCTGCCTAATTACCTCAAATGGCTCGATCAGAGTCTTAACAAGATGCGCTCAGTGGCAGTCTACTATAAGGAATACTCTACACTCGAAAACCTACAGCTTCTCGGTGAAGAGTATATCCGGCAGATGAAGCGCGACCTCACGCCAAAGACGTTCCAGACTTCTATCCTCTGTCAGAAGATTGGCATCTCGCACGATGGCTTCTACTCGTCAATGCAGGAGTACCACAAATATGATGCTTCGGATTTTGACTACCTCGACTCGCTCGGCTACGACCGCATCATTAAGGAGGCGCAGCAGGATCTTTACACTATCCACGCAACTAACCAGTTCTCTACGCTCAACAGTTCGCTCGATTGTCGCACGGACTCGGACATTGACCCTATGCAGCCTCTCTGCATTGGTATGGACTACAACGCCAACATCAACTGGATTGTGTGCGGTCAGCCTCGTGCCAACCGCCTGAACATCCTCAAATCGTTCTATGTGAAGTTCGAGCGCAAAATCCCTGCGCTCGTTGCCGACTTCTGTACTTATTACGCACCACATCCTAACAAGACGGTCATCTACTATTACGATGCCACAGCTCTCGGCTCTAACTATGCCGTGAACGACCAGGACTTCCATTGGGTGGTAGTCCATGAGTTCGAGCGCCACGGATGGCAGGTCATTGACGTGTATCTCGGTAATCCGATGCGACATGATGAGAAATACCTTCTCATCAACCAGGGTTTTGCCGGGAAGCAACGACTGATGCCGTACTTCAACCGCCAGAACAACGATGACCTAATCCTCGCCATCCAGTCCGCAGGAGTGGAGCGAGGACGCAACGGCTTCCGCAAGAACAAGTCCATGGAAAAGCAGCCCGAGTCCGAAGAAGACCTTCTCGAACACCGTACCGACGGCACCGATGCCTTCGATACGCTCTATATCGGCTGCGAGAAGTTCCCACAGCACGATTTATATCCAATTGCGATTGGTGGAGTGAGATAAATAAATGTTGCAGTATTTAGCTTTGAAATAATGAAGTACGCCATTTTTATGTTATCTTTGCAGTCTAAATTTGATTATCATGGTAAAATATAATAAACCGGCCCTAACATTCTCGCAACAAGTGGACTTGCTTATTGCCAGGGGGCTTGTTGTAAACAATAAGAAAAGAGTGGAGAAAACTCTTGCCAACATCAGTTATTACAGACTTAGTGCATATATGCTTCCATTTAAGGAATGTCAAAATGGTGTTGTTATTGACAGATTCGCTCCTGATACCACTTGGGAAATGGTCTATGATTTATATAAATTTGACCGCAAATTGCGTTTGCTTTTATTTGATGCCATTGAACGCATTGAGATAGCAATACGAACCCAAATCGTTAATCAGTTAAGTTTGAAATACGGCTCACATTGGCAAGACAATCGTAGTATTTTCAAAGGTCCAATAACTCGTAGACGTAGAGATGGATCTACTTTCACTGATGATGTTTTTGCAGATATACAGCAACATATTAAGGATAGATTACATAACGACCGCTCTGAAACATTTATCCAACATTATCGTGATACTTATTCAGAACCGGAAAATCCGCCATCTTGGATGAGTGTAGAAATAATGTATTTCAGTCAGTTATCTCGTATTTGTGACGGATTAAAGAAACGTGCAGATATTGTTGGCATTGCCAAGTATTTTTCTTTGCCACCGCAAACATTTCTATCGTGGCTTCATGCTTTGAATTTCACAAGAAACTTGTGTGCCCATCATTCAAGAATGTGGAATAGAGATATGAATATTGTGCCAGAGAAACTGGAGTTTTCAAGAAATCTCAAATGGATCTCCAACCCTGATACGGCAAAAAGAAACAAGGTGTACTATTCTGTGTGTATGATATACTACCTGTTGCAGACAATAAACCCACGAACATCATTTAAAAAGCGATTGGTTGATTTGCTCGAAAAATATTCGCACGTAATAAACCTTAATTCGATGGGATTTCCTGCTAATTGGAAAGACGATAATTTTTGGAAATAACATTTTTTTGCTTGAAAAACTTTGTTATCACAAAAACTAATCGTAATTTTGCAGCAGAAAATTTAATAGATAGTTTTTAAACTTAAAGATAATAGGCCTCCCAGGCGAGCTTTCGAGCAGCATACTTGGGGGGCGTTACTTATTTTATAGGGTATAGTCATATAGAGTTACTTTAACTCTGTTGAAGCGGAACACTGCCTAATCACCCTTTCCTATACGCCTTTGTCTTGCGCCCAACGCAGGATGAAGGCTTTTCTTTTTTCAGCGGTATGCTCCGCCTTCAGCACCTCCTTCGCTTCGCTCTCTGCACCTTCAGCTTTTGCAATCTCTCAGGCGTGAGAGTCTATAACATAAGGTAGTCAATCCCGATTTTCAAAGGAGTAAGGCGTGGCGCACCGCCTTTCCTGCACTTTGTGCATCTTTTCTATGCTGTTATCTTGGTAGCTTGTTCCTCCGTCCCTGCCATTGTCTGTGGACGAATTGGCTTTTATTTCGCCACCAAAATGACAAGTATTCATATTTGCCTTTTCTTATCCGTTCCACACTCTCATCAGTGAATGAACTACGATACTGCTGACGTTCATTTTTGTAGTCACAAGCGCATCCACCTTTCTGCTTGCCTAATAGATAGGTATCTGTCTGCCACGATTTCATCATGAAAGAAGTAGCCATCCCATCCTATGATGACAACAGAGATTGCACAATTCATATCACCAGTCTTCTTCTTTTATTATTCTGGAGTAATATTCTGAAGTGGTGTTCTTTGTACCAAATCATTTTATTTGTTCGACGTGAAGCACTTACCAAATGTAATGCTTATGATTTTTCCTTTGCAAAGTTAGCGCAAGCGGCATTCTGAAAGGGTCGCGCTACACGCTTATCCTAAGATTTTTTCAAAAGTTTTTGGGGCAGGTTTGCCTCATTCCAAAATCTTTCAAGCCCGAAGGATGAAATAATCTTGGCTATCCCTTGCATTTACATGCCTTCTCCTTGCTGCTACTTGTATGCACGTAAAAATTACAAAAGCACTTCGGTGCTTCACTTTTAAGTCGAACAAATAAAATTTCAAGATTATGGTACACACCACTTTTAATTCAGAATATCACTTCGGTAAAAGAAGTTCAAGACAGGTTGAATTGTCAAGC